GGCGACCATCGACGTCGCCGAACCCAACATTGCCCGACCGGCGACGAGCCGAAACGTCAATTGCTCGCCACCAACCATCACCTTCGCGATACCAATCAGTCCGCCCATGATGATCAGCTCCAGAATCGTCTTCTCGTGGTCTTGCATCCCACCCCCGTTGAAAAAAAAGCCGCCCGAGTTGCCTCGAGGCGGCTGCTAAAAACGACCGACACGCGTGTTACTTCTGCGGTGCCGGCACGACCAGGTCGATCTTCTTTTTCGGCTTCTTGCCGTGACCGGCCTTCGCCTTCCCCTTGTTGCCGGCGTTCAGATCGACTGACGTCTCCCAACTTCGGCCGGCGTACGTATGCTTCACCGACTCGACCAGAAACTCGCCGTCGGCCTCCTGCTTGAAGCCCTTCAGCTTCACCGTCTTCTCGGCCGCGATGTCCGTCCGGCCGCGCATGCGCAACACGCTCTTCGCCGTAAGCCGGTTCAGCTTCTCGAGGCGGGATTTCGCAGCCGCCTTCGCCGCCTCCGGGCTGGCGTACGAATGGCGTTCGGTATGAACCGCAGCAGCACCTGGCGGCGCATCCGGGTTCGGGATCGTGAGATCGATCTTCTTGCCGGTCTTCGCGTTGTGCACCTTCGCCCGCACCGCGACGAAGCTCGCCCGATCCGGAAACGTGATCTCGTAATCGGCGAGATCTGCCGGCGTCAGCTCGATCGACGGCAGCGTCTTGCCGCTCGCGCTCTTACCGCCACCGATTGGCCCGACAATCAGCTTGCCCGCCTTCACCGTCGCCGTCGCACCGTACTGCCGCGCGATGCGCGTGATGAAGTGCAGGTCGCTCTCGCCGAACTGATCGGCACGCGGCACGACGGCGTCGATCGAACACGCGGCCGCCCACTTGTTGCGACGCGCGACGTCCCCGACGATGTCGGCCAGCTTGACGTTCGTCCAGCCGCCGTAACGATGCGTTTTCGAGGTCGCGCGCATGTTCGCCGGCTTGCCGCGGATAACGATCGTTGCCGGCGGACCACGCAGCACGATCTCGTCGATCGCGTACTCGCCAAGCATCGACAACCCCTGCCCCTCCCAGCCGAGCGAGATCTTCAGCGTCGCGCCTTTCGGCGGAAATCGCACCTTGCCGTCCCGGTCGTCCAGCTCGATTTCGCAATCGTCCGCCTCGAGGCCGGGTTTGTCGGTCGTCTGGATCCGCAGCACGCGGTCCTGAATGATGCGTGTGATGTCGTCGCCGTTCGCGACGATCTGGAAAATGGCTCGCATCGCCCCTCCCTTACGACCACAACTGGATCGGCTCGTCGCGCGGCACCTCGAGGTCCGGCATCACGATCAGCACACCGGATCTGAACGGCTGCGCTTCTCGCGCCAGACCCGGATTCGCCTCATAGACCGCCTCGACGGTGCCCGACAACGTCCCGTAATGCTGGTAGCAGAGCGTGTCGAGCACGTCCCCGTCAGAGGTTCTGAGCGTCTTCGCCATAGCGGACAAACTCCAGGCTGTAGGTTTGTTTGCGAGGCGCACCATCCGACATGATCGCCTCCTGTTCTTCGTCGACGCCCTGCAGATACCAGCGGCCGAGCACGTCGCCCGTGCCGGCCGTGAGCTGGACGGGCTTCATCTTCGCGCCGATCGCGCGCAGCGTCTCGACCTGGCGGAACCCCGCGCCAAGCGCCGGAAACACGACGCCGGACAGCGTGATCGTTTCGCCCCCTTGGCTCACCGCCTGCGCGGCCTCCTCGCGGTTCAAGCGCTCTTGCGACGCGACCTTGTAACGGGTCGAGCGCCGCAGCTTGTCGAACGCCGCCGTCGACACACCGAAATGGAACGAGACGCCGTCATCCACCGACAGCGTCAGCAGATGAGGGGTAGAAGACGTTGCGCTATCGAACAAGCCGGACAGAACCGAGCCGAGGCCGGTCGTCTGCGCGAACGTCTTCAGCGCCCCCATTGTCTTCTCGCCGACCAACGCAGTGAACTGCGTCTTCGCACCGGTCAACGCCCCCATGACGCTCTGCGCGGCCGACCGGATCAGCGGGTGATTCGTCGCACCGACCATCTTCAGCACGCTGTTGACGGCCGCACCCGTCGCCGAGAAGCTGCGCAGCACGGTACCGATTTTCGGACTCAGGTCGCCGGCCACGGACAGCAGGCTGGTTGCGCCTGACAGCAGCTCGGCCGCCGACGTGAGGTTCCCCGTCGCCAGCTTCGTCAGCACGTCGACGGTGTTCTGACTCGCGGCGCGGTTCCGGTCGAACACGCGAACCACCTGGCGCACGCGTTCGGACGCGATGCTCGCCTGCGTTGCCGCCTGTGTCACGCTCGAAACAAAGTCCATGCGATCTCCCCTTACAAATGCGGCGCATCGAACATCGCCGACCGGTTGCTCTTCTCGAGCGATTGCGCCATGGCTCTCTGGAGCTGCGGATTGAGCTGCGCGAGCAGCTTGTCCGCGATCTGAGCGTCGGCCACGCCTTCCACCTTGACGTTGAATACCGGCGCGAACTGATTCTGCTGTTCCACCTTGAACGGCCGGGCCTGCGGCGAATCCGGGCTCGCTGCCGCCTTCGCTGCTGCCTTGGCAGCGTCGCTCTCCTCGTCCTTCTTCCCCATCGTCAACCGCGCGAGGGTGGCAAATAGCTTTTGCCCGGCAAACGTGCCGATTGCGCCGCCTACGACGCCCCCGACCGCTGCGCCGATCGGCCCGCCAACGACTGCCCCGAGTGCGCCCCCGGCCTTCGCACCGGCAAAGCCGCCGGCCAGACTGCCACCGATGCCCGCGTACCCCTCGACCTTTTGTGCGGTCGTGTCATCGCCCTGCGCGACCGCATACGCGTTCTTCGCGGCAAGTCCGATCTTCAGCAGGGTGGCGGCAATGGCGATCTTCCCGGCGTACGGAGCAATGCGCCCGGCGACACGGCGTAACGCCGCGAATGCGCGCCCCCATCGGCCACGAGGGGGCGGAGGCGGTGGACCTGGCGGCCCGCCCCCAGGACCACCTCCGGGACCGCCACCGCCAAAATCTCCCGGACCGCCACCGGCCCCTCCGCCACCCGGAAAGTTGACGACAAACACGCGCTGGACGCCTCCGCCCGCCCCGCCCAACGGATCGAACCCCGGACCGCCGCCTCCGCCCCCCGCTCCGCCACCACCGGGCCGCACCCTAGCGCCCCTCGAGAGCCAGCGACCACGCGCCATGTCGAACAGCCCGCGACCGATGTTCCACGTTGCACGCGCTCCGCGATACGCAACTGCGGCGCCGATGACGCCCGCGACCGCCGCAGCAGCTTTCGGCGACGAATCCGATGCGTCGTGCACCGCCTTGCCCGCCTTCATTGCCCCCTTGCCGACCAGGTCCGTGATCGGCCGCAACGAGTCGCCAATGCTGCGCATCGCGTCGTCCCACTGCTGCAGCACCTCGCTCCAGATCTGCTTCGACGTCGCGCGACGATCATCCAGGTCTTTCTGAATTTCCCCGGTGATGTCCATGCCGGTACGCTTCATCTTTTGATAGATATCCACGCCTTGCATGTACCCCGTCAGCGCCGCTTTGACCTGCATGTCGGTGAACAGGTCGCCGGTCTTCATCGTCTCTTCGAAGGCGCGAATCTGAGCCTGCCGCTTCGCCGGATCCAGTTCCGCATTGATCTGCTTCGCGGCAACCGCCAGCTGCTTTGCCTTCGCCGGATCGACACGCTCGATGTACGCGCGCGCGAGGACGAACGATGCTTCCATCGTCGACCACCCCTTGTTGATCGCCTCCTTCATCTTCGCCTGGTAGTCGATGCCGGCCTTCTTGTAGTTGTTCTCCGTCTCCCCGGAACCGATCTTCGAAAGCCAGTTCTTCAGGTTGTTCGCCGCCTCGTCGGCGTTGCCGGCCGTCTTCATCTGGACCTGCAGCATCGCGCCGAGTTGCACCACCGAATCCTGCCCCGTGATCCCGAGCTTCTTCATTTCCGCCAACAGCACCGGAAACCACCGGGCCATGTCGACGGATTCGAACGAGCCCTCCTTGCCGAGGTACGCGATCGCCTCGAGCGCCTTCATCATCGCCTTGGGGTCGGTGATGTTGGCGTTTTGCTGTAGCGCCTGAATCATCTGCGCGGTCTCGACGCTCGACGCGCCCTGACCGATCGAGAACTTCGCGACTGCCGGCCCGAAGTTGAGCGCGCGATCGACGTCCATCCCGCCCGCGACCATCTGATTCACCGCGTCGGCCAGCTCGTTGCGCTTCATCCCGTTTGCGAGCGCGTCGCGTCGAATCCGCTCCGACATCGCGTCTTCCTGCGCCGTACGTGCAATGCCTGCCTTGATTGCAATATCGCGGATGATCGCCTGATACTGCGCGGACACGACGGCCGGAATTGCGACAGCCGCCCCGAGCTTCGCGGAGTCGGCGGCGGCATTGCGCATGCCATCCATACCCGCATTAAGCCGTTCATGACCGCGCGCACGAAGCTCCAGCCCACGAATCGTGCGGCCGAGTCGCGCGTATGCGCGATCGAGCCGATCCACCTCGAACCCGGCCGCACGCAACGCGTTGAGGTTGGTTTCCAGCCTGCGCCGGATCCCTTCGGCTGCGCTGTCGCCGGCCATGTGCAGCCGGCGAAACTCGGCCTGCAGCCTGATGGTCTCGCCGATCTGCCGTTGCCACATGCCGCGCTCGCCCGCAGCCCTGCGCAATCCTGCGATCCTCGAGCTTGTGTCAGCGACCGCCCTGCCGAGCGTCGCCGACACGGCACCGCCGATCACGATGCCAAGTCCAATGTCCCGTGCCATGTCGGCCTCCGCTCAATCCGTCAACCACCACACCACATCGTCGAGCGCCATGTCGTCAACCGACTGCGGCGTCGCGTTGAACTCCCGCATCATCCGTTTTGCCAGCGCCTTCACGGTCGCGATTGGAAGCCGGACGAGCGGATCGAAAGGAGCTATACGCACGCTGCATGGCCTCGTAATCGGCCATGTCCATCGCTTCCATGTCGTCGGGAGCCACATCCGCGAGCAGCGCGAACAGGATGATTTCCTGTTGCTCTTCATCGTCGCCCGCTTGCTTGCTGGCGGTACGCACATCGCGCACCTTCGGTCGGCGCATCACCAGCTCGTCGCGAATGACGCCGTCGAATTTGACCGGATACCGCAGCTTGATCTTCGTCGTTTCCATCGTGTGCCTCAAATGAAACGGGGCGACCGCATGGCCGCCCCGTCAATGGTTGAAAAGTAACTTTGCCTGCCGCGCAGGCCTGCGTTACATGCCGAGCGCTTTGCGCACTTCCGCGAGTTGGTCGACGCCGTCGATCACGCGGATCATGTTGAACGCGTCGATTTCGTGGATCACTGCGCCATCGATCTCAGCCTTGTAATAGCTCAGCTCTGCCGTGTATTTGATTTCCGATTTCTCCCCGGGCTTCCAACTGCCGGGATCGTATTCGGACAGCATGCCGCGCATGATGAGCGCCACCGCCTTGGTCTTGCCCTTGGTGTCGCGAAACGCACCGCGAAAAGTCGCATTGAACGCCGAACCGTCCGACACGCCGAAGTACTTCAGCACGTCGCGCTCGATCGTGGCCATCGTGAACGATGCCTGCAACGCCTCCATGCCTTGATCGATCTTGACTGCCACGTCCATGCCGCCCGCGCGGTAGTCCTCCGTCTTGAGCTTGAGCTTCGGCGGCGATACTTCGGGCGTACGCTGCAGAAAACCCCGACCATCGACGTACATACTCAGGTTGTACAGTGTTTCCGGGACCACGTTTCACCTCCTACGATTGGGTGTCGAGAACTTCCGTCAGCCACTGGTTCGTGACCTCGAATCGGAAGATCGGGTTTTCGGCCGGCGGAACATCGGTGAACCGGATATTCCAGTACACCTTGCCCTGCTCGAGCTGCGACGCCGAATTGAGCTTCGGATCCGGGTAGACCTCGAAATTGATGATCGCCCCCTGCGCGCGCAGGTCGCGCATGAACGCCTGCAGCCCCTCGGTCACGTCCTTGACGTACGTCGCCGTGATGCCGCGATCGACTGCCCATTTGTGACCGGCCTGCACGGCATCCATGACGATGTCGAGCGTGCGAACGCGCGTCACGAACGACCACTTCGGATCGGCCGACAGCGTGCGGTTGCCCCACAGCCGATAACCACCGTCGCGAATGATCGTCGTGATGAACGAGTTGTTCAGCAGGTTCGCGCGGCATGTCTCGTCGCCGTCGAGGAACTCGATCGGGCGCTTCGTGCCGCTGATCCCGACGATCTCCTTGTTCGACGGCGACGCCCAGAAGCCGATTGCGGCGTCGGTCTGGCAGAACAGGCCGGCCGCGTAGGCCGATGCCGGCGCATCGACGTCGGCGTTCGCCGCCGTGTCCCAATACCGCACGCCGGGATCGACCATGTACAGGCGCTTGCTGCCGAAGTTCTTCGCGTACGCGATCGCGGCTTCGTCGGTCGTGTTCGGGCCGTCGATGATCGCGATCGCGCGCAGCTTCGCCGCGAGCGAATCAGCCGCCGTGGCGACCGGTTGCTTCGCCGTATGACCTGGTGCGATCAGCAGGCGCGGCTTGAGGTCGAACAGCGACTTGCCGTCGAGCAGCGCCTGCAGGCCAGTACGCGCACCGCCGGCCGTGACACCACCGATCACTGCTGACGTCAGCTTGGCATCGTCTTGATCGGTTGCGACTCCGACAGCAACCATCACTGTCTTGCTCTGCTTGTAGATGCCTTGGATCGAGCGAGTGATCGCGCTCGTCTCGCCGAACGCGGCGACCGCGTCGTATTCGCTGGTGATGCGCACCGGCACATTCGGCGCAACCAGCCCCGCGCCAGGCGTGTACGTGTCGACGACACCGACGACGGACGTCGACGGCACCGCGATCGTGCGCGGGCCGGTGTCGACCAGCACGGTCGTGACACCGTGATAGAAGGATGTAACAGCCATTCAGATCTCCGAGAAAGCCACAAAGTAAAAGGGCCGCTCGAATTTGAGCGGCCCTGCATTGCGTGTGATCGAGCGTGCGTCAGGCGGACGCGATGTCTTGTTCGCTGACGAACGGCGGTGGCGACGGAAGCGTGACGTCGGGCCAGTTCGGCATTCCGCTGCATTCCCGCAGCGACTGTCGATAGCTGAGCAGCATGACGAACTGGTCGGCCGTCAACGTGGTCCCGTTGCCAAGCAGCTTCTCGTCCTGGTGTCGAGCGACAAGCCAGTCGGTCGCGCCGAGCGCCATGTCGCGCTGCGCGCGCTTGGCACTGGCGATTTCTGCTCGCGTCGGCGGCGGTGGATCGAGTGCGACCGGCTCACCAGCGCTGTCGACCACAAGACGCTTGCCCAGCGACTGCGCGTTGATGAGGCAGAGCCATCGTTCGTTGGTGATGTCGATCACCGCTGCGCCATCGGGCGCAGGGCTGTCTACTGTGTCGTAGAAGGCAACGATGTCGCCGCTTGCATCATACGCAGCTTGCTTTTTACCCATATCCTTTACCCCGTCAAATGCCGATCGCAACATAGTTGGCGTTTCCAGCACCGGACGTCGATTGAATCGAGAACGTCGATTTACTGGTTACGGAAATTGCAAAGCCAGTGGAGCCGATGTTTTGCGGCGAACCAATGACTTGTAGTGCAAAGTTCGGAAAGGCCAGCGGGAAACTGAACGTTTGTTGCGCCGCGCCATATGAAGAGTTACCCCACTGGATGAGGAGCCCGCTCGGCAGCCGCTGATAACCGCTCGCGCCGGTCGATGCGCCGAAGGGTTGCCCGACGCGCTGCGTGTACGTTCCGAAGCACTGCCAGTAAGTCCCGCTCCAGACAAGAACGACGAACTCGCCAGCATTTAGCGTGATCGACGACGCAAGGCCCACTGTTGTGTCAATGATTGCATTCCCGCCGTACGTGGTGATCGTCAGCGCGTATTGCGCTCCAGACTTTTGGAACGGAATGGCAGCGCCAGGCTTCAGTCCCGATTCATCAGGCAGTTTTGCCGTCTGATTGTTGCTCGACGCATTGAAATAATGGAACCCGCCGACATCGGCTGCCGTCATCACAGTCGCCGTGGCGGAAATGCCCGCCCCTGTACCACTGCCAAGGCTGAAGCTGCCAAGTTCACGCCGTAGCGCCTCCATCGTCGCAATGCGCGTCGTCGCGTCGAACTGCGGCGGCGTTGTCGCCTTCGGCGTGCCCGTGAAAACGGGCGAATCGATCGCAGCCTTTTTTGCGATCTCGGTCATGACGGTGGTCGCGAAGTTCGGATCATTCCCCATCGCATTCGCCAATTCCTTCAACGTATTGAGCGCCTCGGGAGATTGATCGACGAGGTCGGCCAACTTCTGAGCGAGATCCGCTTTCGTTGCGTATTGCGGATGCGGGTCGAGCGCTTTCGTATGCACGTCCAAGTTACTTTGACCAGCTTCGACCTGCTTCTTCAGGTACCGCGTCCGGTTTGCCAACTGCTTCGCCTGCAGGTTATCAACGCCTTCCGGACCGCCCTGCACCGGATCCGAAGTCTCAAGCTGATAAACCCCGTCTTCCCATTTGTCGAATTCAACGAGATTCGTCATGTTCCAATGCTCCCTCTTGTGTACTGCCCGTTACGTTGCGCGACGCCGTTATGGCGGATCGGTACGGCCGTGTAGTCCAGCATTGCGAGCTTGCTGCGCGCAGGCGCATAGCGCTCGATCGCCTGCCAGAGCTTGTCCGCCTGATCGCGCGTGATCGGCGCACCGAGTTTCACGATGTACTCGGCCCATGCGCTCGCCTTGCCATGCAGTTGATCCCCGTTTCGAATGATCGATCCGTCGCGGATACGGCCGCTACGCCCCTCGATGATCGTGACCTCGCCGAAGCCGAGCCGACGAATCACCTCGCGCACCGCCCACGGCGTTCCCTTTTTCCGGTGCAACGCCATCGATCCCTTGACCAGCGCCCGCCGCGCATCTTCCGACTCGGCCAGCTCCCATCCATCGACAGCGAGCGCCCACGCGAGCCAGGGCAACCATGTGGCGGGACAACGATCTGCGTCCCACAACGTGCGCAAGATCTCGACGTCGATGCTTGGCCGTAGCACCTTTGCCAGCGCCGCCTCGAGCGGTGTCTGATTAGCGGGCAGTAATGGTTCACGCATCGTCGACCTTCATATCGAGCTGGATGGCCGTGCAGTGCGCAAACTCGCGGGGACCACACACGACGTTGAAAAGGGGCGCGGCTAGATCGAGTCCGGTCACGCCGCTATCCGGCGCGTGCAGCGCTCCCTCGATGGCGGAGCGCGGCATGCCGGCGCGCAGGCGCCGCGACCTCGCGACAACCCGATCCAGCACCTTGCGTCGCGCAGTCAGCACGATGTCCGGATCCGGCCCGCTACCGACGTGGATCGTCGCAGCGATCGAATACTCGATCTTGATGGCCGGCTCGACCAGCACCGTATCGTTGAGCGGGCGCACCGTCTCGGGCGTTACCGCCGCGCGCACAAGACCCAACAGCGCCGGGTCCGGCACACCATCACCCTTCGCAGACATCACCGTGAGTCGAACCGTCCCCGGCTCGGGCCGATCGACGGTAACGTCGAGCACATCGGCCGACGCCCCCAACGCCAAGGCTCGATACGAAGCCGATGGACCTGCGACGGTCGCGCGCTCCATCGACATCTGCGCGCGAAGCTTGAGCCGTTCGTCGGACTCCAGCTGCGGAGCAATCGGCGGATCGGCATCCGGGTCGCCCGGATCGGCGACGGCCCGCTGTGTGTCGAGCAGCGCCGCCAGATGCTCCAGGTCCGCCCCCGTCGAGAACGCGAGCATCATCGCTCGCGCGGCATCGTTCACGCGCGCGGCGGCCCGGATCTCGTCGTACGCCGCCAGCTCGATCAACTTCACGACCGGATCCGACTCCAGCGCGGCCGTCCAATCCGGATAGATCGATTTGAAAAACTCGAGCTTCATCTGGTACGCCGCCTCGAAGTCGAGGACGTCGACCAGATCGGGCGGGTCCAGTGATGCGAGATCGATGATCGTCATGTTGGTACCTCGATTTCAACGGCCGCGCCGTCGTACTCGCCGCGAATCGCGAAGGTCACTTTCCCCTCGACGACCGACAGCACCTTGACCTGTGCAAGCTTGATGCGCGGCTCCCACCGTCCGATCGCCCGTGCGGCTTCCGCCTGCGCGGCAGATACCCACCCGCGCGTAATGGGAAGGTCAACCATAAGCGGGATGTCCGATCCGTAGTCGGGGCGCTCGCGGCGGCTACCCTTGCGTGTGCCGAGGATGTCGCCAAGGCTCTGCTTCAGATGCACGATGCCGCTGATCGGGGCTCCGGTTCGACGGTCCATGCCGACGAGCGCTCCCGACTTGCTCATCCGCGTTCCTCGAGGCGCTTGAAGTCCGGATGCGCGTCGAGATACTCGATCTGCGCAGCCGTTGTCGCGACCACTTCGCCCGCGAGCACATCAAGCACGTCACCGCTCGGAAACACGATCACGCGGCTACGGAACTGCGTGTCGCGGAACGTCGCGCTGGACGGGGCCGGCGGAACTGCGGCCAGCGTGGTGTCTTTTGCCATCTGGAATCCCCCAAAAGCAAAGCCCCGCAGAAGCGGGGCCAAGTAACTTTGCGAACGGATGCACTACAGCGGCGGCGACACCTGCGCGCCGTCGCCCTGCTCCATGTGTGAGTGCCGCAGGAAGGACTTGCCGCCTATCTCGACGTCACCCGTATAGCGCGCACCGCCGTTCACCTGGACAGCCGGGCCGCCAGCAGCGCCGCCCTTGCCCTGCATTCCGCCGTTGAATGTCAGCAGCTTCTCCGTCGTCGTGTTCCCGGTGAATGTCGAATCCGGGATGTCGCCGAGCAGCTGCTCCGTGCGCAGCGTGACGCCGTCCGCACGCAGCTCCAGCTCGGTGCCGCCGATGCGAAACACAATTCGACCGCCGGCAGGCACGTCCACCCGGTACTCGTGGCTTTCGTGGTCGTACACTGCGGACGCACCGTCCGGGTAGTCCCACGCGGTCTCAGTCGGGCTGTTGCGCGCCGAGCCGCCGTGCTGGTCCGAGTAATAGCCGGGAATCGCGTACGCACCCGGCAGGTCGCCTGACGGCGCGAACATCGTCACCTGCTCGCCGGCAGACGGCGGACGCCAGAAGCGCACCACGCCAGCCGCGGACGTCTTCCACGGCATCCAGTCGCTGATCCAGTCACCGATGCGCACGCGGCACATCGGCGGCTTGTAGCTGACTGCCTCGATGGTCCCGTGCTGCACCATGCACGCCATGCGGCGATCGATCTCGCCCAGCTCGTAGTCGCTCATGCGCCTGCCTCCTGTCCGTTGGCCGGATCCCAATACTGCCCTTCGCTACCGGGGCCGATGTCTGGATCGACACCCCACAGGATCGCTGGCCCGTCCGGGATCTCCTCCAGCTCCATGCCGAGCCCGAATTCGTGCGTCCATTCGACCAGCCACACGCAGTAGGTGTCGAGCTGCGGCCGAAACGGATCTTCCGCGACCTGCACCACCTTGCCGGGCGTGATCGGTAGATCCCACGTCTGCATGTGGACCGCCATCGCGACGCGGGCCGCAACCTCGCGCACGGCCAGCTCCGCGCCCTCCTCGATCGGATCGAACACGACTCGCGCCTGCATGCGCGCGATCAGCGGCACGTCGCCAGTTCCGTCGTCGTGGCCGGGTTCGAACTCGCTCAGCTCGATCGCGATCAATGGCGTTTCGATCTTCTGACCGAGACGCGGGTATGCCTCGATCCGCTTCATGGCCGGCAGCCTGGTGCGCAGCCCCTGCTCGATCGCGTCGTGTAGCTGCTTCAGGTTTTCAAGCACGTCGTATCGCCTTCAGTAGTTCGTAGTTCACCTCCTGGCGGAGGATCACCAATAACCTGTCTTCGCACGCCCTCGCAGCGCGTCGGAATGCCGGATCGCCAGTCTGTTCCCACGCGACCGTCACCATGCGATAGGGCATCCGTTCCTTGCCCGTCCGCTCGTAGATCGGCCCGTCAGGCTGGCGCTTCGACTGACGCCACGCGCCCTCGAACGACTGGCGCCCCACGCGCATGCCCTTGCTCGTCTTCATTGCGTTGCCGAGGCGATGCGCCTCGATCGGGTTCAGGCCGAGCCACACCTTGCCGGTGTCGGCCGACCGCAGGAAGAAGTAGAGCCGGCGACGGATAACCTTTTGCGGGATCTTCGTCGCCGCCCCGACTTCCTTCGCGGTCTGGCTCTTGATCCACGCTGCCGTCTTGCGCAACGTGCGCCGCCACGCGGCCCGCATCGCGTTTGGCGTCAACCCATGCAAAGCGGCCGTCACCTCGCGGATGTCGATCTCGACTTTCAGGTCGTCCATATGCGCTACTGGAGAATGAGGACGGTCCAGCCCGTGCCGTCCGGCTTTGCCTCGAGCACGCGATACCGTTCGTCGTTCGACACCAAGACGCTGCCTTGCCGGACGTTCGTGGCATCACGGTCGCGCAGATGAAACACGGGCGCGACCAGCTGCGTGCGCTGGCTACCGAGATCAGGCCCGAGCCAAGGTGACGCGAACATCCCGTCGACGGGTTTGCCGTCGATCGTGATATCCGCATCGCCAAGGTCACGCAGCACGGCCGAGTCGACGTCCGCGACCAGGTCACGGAATGCCATGTCACGCCTTCAGACGGATGCACGCACGCGGGCGCGTGCACAGGTGGATCGGGTTCGACTGCGCCTCGATTTCAACGCCCTTGCTGAACGGCATCAGTTCCTGTCGTGCGTAGTACGGCAGACCGATCGTGTTGACTGCATCCGTGTAGTCGCCCGGTGCGAAGCGCGTGATGAACAGGTCCGGCACGCCCTCGGGCACCGCATACGCCTCGTCGGGGCCGACGAACGGGACGCCGCCCACGGCACCGCGATAGCGCTCGAACACGATGCCGTCCAGCTCGATCGAGCCGCGCGGATCGCCACGCAGCGCGGCGGCTGCCGCCGTGTTCAGGAACGTTTCCTTGACAGTCGGCAACGTCAGCAACTTGCGCCAGAAGTTGCTGCCGCAGAACGCACGCGCGCCCGTGAACGGCACATTGCCGAGTGCGTCCTCGATCGCTTCGAGTGTGTCCTCGTTCTTGATGCGGATCTCGGTCTTGGGATTCGACAGCTCGTATTCGACGACCTGCTGCTTGATACCGAAACTGTCGAGCAGGTTCGCGACGACGCGTTTGCCGTCAGCATCGAGGATCACCCCGCGAATCGCACCGAGTCGGTGATATTCGTGCGTGGCATCGATCTGGCGTCGCATCCTCGCGAGCCGCCGCTCGACGTAGCGCTGCAGCGTCTCCAGGTCGCTGTCGGTGCCGAACGCACGCAGGTTTTGGATCTCGTCGGCCTTGATGTACGCGCGCTGCGGCAGGTGCACCGTGTTGAACGGGATCAGGTTCGGCTTGCTGCCCGTGACATTCGGCGCGGGCGTCCCGCGCTCGGCCGCTGCGACCAGCTCCAGCTTGTCGCCGTCGCGCTCGATCTGCACGATCGTCGTCGTGATGCCTTCCTCGCCGAACATGCCCGTGGAGCCGATGCGGCCGGGCACGAATTCCTGCTCGTTGATCGCGGCGGTCATCGACGACAGCGAGAACGCGTCGTCGTTGAAAAGATTGATGTCTGCCATTGTTGCTCCTGAAATGCAAAAGGCCGCGCATTGGCGCGGCCTTCGGTTCATGGGTTCCGCCTCGATCAGCGGATAACGATGTGATGTGATGCGAGATCGTCGCGGCCGGCGGCATCAAGCCCCGTCAGCAAACGACTGTCGACCTCGGCCAGGCGCATGATCGCGACGCCGCGACGCGCGGCGTCCGACGCCGGCAGCGCCGCATGCAGGATGCCTACCGCGATCTCCGCACCGTCCTTGCCCGCGTTGTCATACGGCGCATACTCGCCCGTCGCGATCGCACCGAGCAGCGTGCCAGCGGCCAGCGCCGGGCCGGGTGCGACCAGCACCGCGTCACGCGAGATCGCGCCCGGCCCTTCGGAGATCAGGAACTCACCGGGCAAAGTGCCCATCGTTTTGACATTCGACATTCAGCGCTCCTTTCAGCGTTGAGGGGTTGCATTGGTCACGCGGCGGGCCGCGTAGATATCGGTAGCACGCACGCTGCGGCCGCCGGCCTGGGGGACCGGCGTCGTCTGCGGGTCCGGCCGCCCGTTCACGGGCTGGTGCGACGCCGTCAAGCGATCGAACAGCCGTGCACGCGCCTGGTCGGGCGTCAGGCCGGTCGCCACAAACTGCGCGGTCAGGTCCGTCTGATTCGCCGCGAGGCAGATTCCCGCGATCTCCGTCGCGTTTTGGATCGCGCGGTCGACCGTGTCGCGATCGCGCAAACCGGTTGCCGCGATCACGCCCTCGGCACAGTCGCTCAGGTTTGCGTCGCGCAACGTGTTGAACACGTGCGTGGCGAGCGCCCCGACGTCGGGTGCGATCGGTGCGGGCGGCGTCGGTGCAGGCGGCTCGACTACCGGCGCGGGCGGATCGCCCGCCGCATCGATCGCCGCCTGGACAACCTCCGGCACCGACGAAAATTGCGCGAGCAGCGGGGCAGCGTTCGCCGACGCCGCAAGCTTCACCGGGGCCTCGATGGTGTCGCAAAAACCCCTGTCCTTCGCCTGCACGGCCGTGAGCCACGTCTCCGCGTCCATCATCGCGCGCACCTCGTCTTCGGACAGGCCGCTGCGGTTCACGTACGCCGCAAGAATGCCGGCGCTTGCGTTGTCGAGCAGGTCTGCGATCCGCCGAAAGTCACCAGCCTCGCCGGCCGCGATCGTGTGCGGATGGTGAATCATCAGCATCGCGTTTTCCGGCATCTCGATTTCGTCGCACGCCATCAGGACAAGCGATGCGGCCGACGCTGCAATTCCGTCGACGCGGCCTTTCACCTTCCCCTCATACCGACGCAGCGCGTTGTAGATCGTGAATGCGTCGAATACGTCGCCGCCCATCGAATTGATCGCGACGACAATCGACGTCGCACCAGTCGCGGCCGCATCGAGCTGCGAGACAAAGCGCTCTGCATCGACACCCCAGAAGCCGATCTCGCTGTAGATCCGGATCTCGGCCACCTTGCCCCCGTCCGCGTTCGCCTGCGCGCGGATATCCCACCACTTCCGATTACGTTTCACCTTCACCTCCCGTCGTATCCGGCCCGCTGTCGGCCGGCACCTGTGTGTCATAACGAAGCCCGAGCCGCTGCTCACGCGCCTGATCCGCCGCGTTCTCGGCGTCCACCTGCTCCGGATCATCGCCTCGGGCCAACACTGCGCCTGTCCGGCTCGCCAGCCCTGCCCGGATCTCCATCCGCTTCGCTGTGACATCCTGCACCGGGTGGATATACGGCCAACCCTGCGGCACCCATCGCACCCGCAGGTAATCGCGGCGCGTACGGTAGAAGTCCGGCATAGGCATCGCGCCGGACAGCGCGCACGCGTCGACCCACCAGCGCCAGACAGGCCGGCAAAACTGGTGAATGAACACGTTCCACTGCAGCTGCTCGACCGAGCGGCGAAATTCATTCAGGATCACGCGCAGCACGCGGTCGCTGACCTCGCGCAGGTCGCCGGTCAATACCTCGTACGGCATGCCGACCGAGGCAGCTGCAGCCATCAGTTGCTGGCGCATGAACGGCGCGTAGTCGTTGCCCGCGCCCGGCGGTGCGGCAAACCTCACGTCTTCACCCGGTGCCAGCTCTTGCATCCCGCCGGGTTCAAGCGACACGACGGGCGAGAAGCCGTCGACGTCGGTCTCGATCGGGCCACCTGTGACCGGATCCCCGAGCGGACCCAGCTCGGCGTGCGGCTTCACGATGAAGCCGGCAAACAGGTTGCTGACCTCCTGCCGGAACAGCACGGCGTCGTCGAAGTTGTCGAGCGAATGCAGCCGCAGCAGCACGGTCGACAGTTCGGGCACGCCGCGTACCTGACCGGGGCGCAGCGCGAGGAACACGTGCGCGATCTCGTCGGCCGGCACGCGCACCGTCTGCGTACTATCGACGCCCGCGCGGTTGTACTCGCCTGGATGTCGACGCAACAGGTGATACGCAACACGCCGACCTTCGTCGTCGAACTCCACGCCGTTGACGATCTCGCCACCGGGCACCAGGGCGTTCTTGCAGACGGGCAACAGATCGCCCTCGAGGAGCTGCACCTGCATCGGCACGGCCAGCCCGTCACGACGACCACGCAGCCGACGTCGCACCAACACTTCACCGTCGCTGAAAAACGCGCGTGCGGCGAGCGTTTGCAACCCGGCCAGGTCGAACAGCCCGTCCGCGTCGATCTCCTCGCCGCTTTCGTCCCAAAGTTGCTTTTGGCGCTTTCGGATTGCGTCGTCCGGGTGCTGCGGATGGGCCTGAATGCCCGAGCCGATAGTGTTCGAGACGAGTCGCGAAATCGCGGTCTTCGCCCATGGGTCGTTGCGGATCGCGTCGCGCGCACGGTGCCTTAGCAGCGGCAGGTTCTGTACCGCCGCCGCATTCGGCCCAGCACCGGACACTTTCCACGACTTGGCTCGCGCCCCACCCGTGCTCGCCGACTCGTATGCCGCCGCCTTCAACCGGGTCGGCACGACGAAACCGCGTTGCGACAGCATCGGATAGGTTCGGCTCATCGCATCCCCTTGCCGGCATGTCGCAGACGCACCATGCGCGACCGGCCGCTCGCGCCGTCAAGCGCCCGAATGATCTCGGTTTGCGCCGCACGCAGCTCGTCGATTGAGCGATACCGCACCCGACGGTCGGCATACTGCACCTCCATTTCACCCTTCGCGATCGCCGACTGGATGCGCTCCAGGTCCTGTCTTGTGTATGCCATGCGATAGTCTCGTTTAGCGGCGCTTCAGGTACGTCGAGCGTCCGACACGACGGCCCTGAATGCGCGAAACCCCGCTCGGTGGCGGGGTTTCGATTGGTTTCGCGACCGGCTGAACCGGCTCGGTCGTTGGTGGCGGATCACCGTCTGTCAGCACGGTTGGTAACGTGTCAACCGGCAACGCGGACGGCAGCGCTTCCAATATCGGTACAGCTTCGAACAGCGACACCTGCGACACGCGCACCTGCTCGACGCGCCAGTGCGCCTCGGTCATCAAATGCGTTTTGACGCTGCGAGCCGCGTGCAGTGCATAGACTTCGCAATCGAGCGCTTCGTTACGGCCGCCCGCCTTCTTCTGCCAGACGCGTTTCGTTCCGATCCGACCCGGCACCTTGACCTCGGCCGTCACCTGGGCGAGATAGTCGGAACGCACGCCAACGTACCAGTGCATGCGCCCCGGTCCGTCGCCTTCGAGCTTCAGGCGGTTGTCGAGGATCAGGTCTTTCGCCTTGCTGACGCCGACCATGTATGGACGCAGCCCGTACTTCGCCGCCTTGCTGTTGTTCCGCGTCGAATCGACCGACGCCTTCGGTACGCTGAAGATTTCCGCGTTGGCCTCGGTGCTGCCCTTGATCGCCAGCACATTCAGCCCGGCCCGCTGCGCGGCACGCACATATTTGTAGACGGCGTCAGACGTCGAGCCGTCCGACGAGTCGATCGACGTCGCCCGGATCCGCAACATGCCACCGCTTTCGTGGCGGTAGCCGTGCGTCAGCAGCGTGGTCAACGCGCCCCATACGCCGCCCGACAGTGGATCGGCTTCCTGATGGAGCACGTTCCCGTGGATCTCATCCCACACGACGAGCCAGCTTTCCTCGCCGCGCCCCCATGAGCGCAGCACGATCGCGAGCCGGTCGTGCTGAACGTCGACACCGAGCGTCAGCAACAGCCCGCCGGCCGGCACCATGAATGCCGCGTACGGCATCGCACGTTCGGCCAGGACGTCCAGCTCGGGCAGATCGCTTTTGTATTTGTACGGCCGGCCTTGCGAGTTGTTCACGAACGAACGCATCTTCGTGTCGTCGCCCTCGCGCAACGCCTTCTCGGCCGTCAGCCACTTCTTCACCAACTCTGCCATGCGCGAACCGGGGAACGGCGACACCAGCTCATTCAGCCGGAAGCCGGCGACACCGTGAAACGGCGCCGTCGCGACCCATCGGCCGTGCCGAACCGCGCGCACGCGCGCCGAATCGTCCCACAACGAACCGCAATGCGGGCACGTGTAGCGAGCCGACTCCGGCCGTGCCCGGCCGAACACCTCATGCGCAACCTCGGCATCCTCGCTCCAGGTCACGTTCTCCCAGGCCAGCTCATGCTCCTCGCCGCAATCCGGGCACGGGACCAGATAGACACGCTGATCCGATGTAAGGTACGCCTGCTGGATGCGCGAGAAGCCGTCGACCGTCGGTGTGCCGCCAAAAATAACTTTGCGTCGGCTGTCCGAATAACTCTTGTTCCGCTCCTCGAGCAGCGTGATCGAATCACCCTGCTCGCGCACGTTCGTGTTCGCGTCGTCCGGCTCTTCGACCGCAACGACCGGGGCCGGCGTCGACTTCACGTCGTCCGGAGCGTTCGACGTGATGAATTTCAGGAACCCGCGCGGGAACGTCTTGTGATCCCACAGGTTGTTCTTGTCGCGGGCCGCGTGCACGGGCAATTTCGCCGACAGGCGAGGCGTCACCTCGACCATCGGTTCGAATTTTTCGAGGTTGAACTTCTTCGCCGACTTCTCTTTCGCGAACATGACGATCATCGGGCACGGATCGACATCGATCCGCTTGCCGACGTAGTTCAACAACACGCCATCCGTCCATGCGACCTGCGCCGATTTCATGCACACGACCTTCTGCACGGTCGGGTCGTCGAGCGCGTCGTGCATGCCGAGCACCCACGGCGTGATGTTCGGGTTATAGCGGCCCGGCGTCGCCGTCGCCTTCGCACTCATCCTCCGATGCTTGCGCGCCCATTCCGTTGTTCCGATCCGCTCGGGCGGACGCAGAAGCAACGCGATCCGGCGAATCACCGCCCGGACCGTCTGGGTCGTATTGAGAAAGCTGCTCAAGGCATCCATAAACGTGCTCGTTCAACCATTCGACGTCGACCTCGACGCCGTATAGCGTGCGCAGCTCCTGCACCAACTTGTCGGGCAGCGCCAGCAATTCCGTTTGAAATGCGCCGACCATCTGGCCGTACGCCTGTTCGAGCTGCACCGCGTTGACGAGCTGCCCTTTCTTCTCGGCCAACGTCAGCAGCTTGATTTCGCGGTCCACGCGCTCGGTCATTGCGCGCTCGGCGACGAGATCGATCCCGGTCTCACTTGCGCGGCCGGCCGCGATCTCACGCAGGTGCCGGATGTACGCGATGCGGATCTCGTCCATCGACACCACCTTGTAGTCGAGCCGGACCTTGTCGACGAACCGCGAAACGGCCGATTGATCAAGGTCGAGATGCTCGGCGATCTGCTGCTGAGTCGGCATGAATATGACCCCCTATGGAGACTCGCCAGTAGAGAAAAAGCGCGGGTGCGAGCCCCCGCGTGTTGGCTCGCCCGCAGGGTCCCCGCCCGCTCAAAAAGCAGGCAGGCCGACGCCAGCCGCGAGATCCGCGATCGCACGGTCGCCCGCCCGATCCATTGCCCATACGATGCGGTCCATCGCATCGTCAAACACCAAGCACCGCGCGGTGACGCACCCCATGCTTCGGTCTTCGTCCCACATCGACCAGATTTCGTTTGGCCCGACGGCCGACTCGCTTCGCATTTCTGCGCCCCAATGCAAAAAGCCCCGAGGGCTTTCGCACTCAGGGCTTCGTATCTTTGTTCAGCCGGTCACTGAGAAGACTGGCCGCCTGCGTGTCACAATTGCACGCTCGGGGCCAAACACACCAACACCGGAGAAATAATGGATCAGCCGGCAATTGAACAACTTCAGGCCGAGGTGCAGCGGCTTCGCGCCGAGGTACAGCTACTGATTAAAGGCACGCACTTTCGCGATGCAAATGCAGCTGCCAACACCACCATTCTGCAAGCCCTCGCCAATCTGACGATGTTGTCGCCGAACACTTGGGAACCGCTGGCTGCAGTGCTTCGCTCGGCGTACGAGATACGGCGCGAGCAGCCCGGCGTCACCGCCCTCTATCGTGAGCAATTCGAAGCAGCATTCAAAGCAACGCTGCCTGACCATTTAAAGCCGCTCGTGCTGAAAGATTAACCTTCTCAGCTACCGCCACTTCACTCAATGCGTCTGCTACCAGCCCCGAGCAGACGCCCGTCTGGATCACGTACGAAATTCGATCGGCGAACCCGCTGCATGAGCTCAGGGCTGCGGACAACGTCTGTAGCGTATCCGCTCGATCAGCGTCACCCGCCGTCGACGGTGATACGCGCTCGCTGCTCTCGATAAGCTCGTCGCCAATCCCATACAAGCGCCGCGCAAGATCCGAGTCATCGACTGCAACAACTAAGCCTTCCGAGCGTAGCCAAGACTCGAAGTCGCACCATTCACGCCACTCACCGTACAGCCTGCCGTTATATGCAACCACCAAGCCCGGCGGCGCTTCAGTCAACAGAACAGGACGTGCGACAAACCTCCGGCGCGCATCGCCCTGCCACTCGTCTTCGGCCATCATTTGCCACGCGATGACGTCACCACAGTAGTGCGCGAGACGTCGATCGTCGACCTGAAAAACTCCCCACGCCATATACCCCTGTTGTGCCGCGACAAATCGTTCGTTGCTCATCGGATACCTCGACAGGCACGCATGCCCCAAAAGCAAAAGCCCCGAGGGCTTTCGCACTCAGGGCTTTGGAATTCATTTCATAGGGGCGAGCGCCCCCACACGACCTAACGGGCTCCTCGTATCGTTGTTTTGTCCCGAGAGGTTTGCACGACTCACGCGCGGTGCCAGCGAATATCCAGTGACGCGGTAAAGGATGACTGAAGTTTACGCGATCTACTCTTGGAATGAAAGATGTTTCATTCTCGCAATTGACGGCGCATCGTGTCAGACACAGAGCCGTCCACCGCATCCAGCAATCCAAGCATGTCGTGAAAGCGCCATGACCAATTGCGTCGATACTCCCTCAGAGTCACGCCGAGCGTTTGCGCACGCGCCGCATCGTCGATCGGCCGCTTGCCGGTGCCGCCGCAATCGCAGCAAATGTGCCGCCCATTGGCATTCGCAGTCGGCGTGATCGTTACGCGTCCCATACCGCTGCATACGCCACATCCTTCGTACTCCCTGAAAACAAGCGGCCCGTTGCGACCGTGATAGAACGGGATGCGCTCCTCCGCGATACATACCTTACCTCTACCAGCGCAAACCAGACATCGCGTCATGACCTGCGGCAATTCCGGCGATCGGCGAATGACGCCGCGTCCCTCGCACGTCACGCACTGATCGTTGACCCACTCGTCAAGCAAGCGCAGCGCAAATCGTTCGATCACGTCCACGGTCGCACGCTCTACTGCATTCCCGGCACGCTGTTCGCGACGCTCGTCGCGCTTCAATCCGGAGAACTTGCCGCGCTTGAAGCGCCCCGAGGTGCGCAGCATCTGCGCCAACAACAACGTTGCACGTCGAATCATCTCGGGCTTCGCCTGCTGCGCCGCCTTGATCCGGACCAGCAACCGACCGAGATCGTTCGCAAAGGCCAGTGCGCCCAAAGTAACTTTCGGATCGACAATCGGGTCGGTGAACTGACCACGAACACTCATTGCGATGCCTGCCCGCTCCTTCAAATCGATCACGACTCTCTCCTATTCGTCCTAATGTCTCAATGTCCCAAGGGAAAAGGCTTGCAGGGGTGCGCGCCTGCGACATGCGCGACATGCGCCGCTCACGTCGCGCATGTCGCGCCCCCGCACCCGCGCCCGAGACCGCGCCTTGGGACATTGGGACATGGGACGTCCACAGCGCGCCAAGGCGGGGCAAGTGGCGCGCCCGCCATGCAGGCACAGCGCGCCACGCGATCACAGCGGACTGTCGTCATCACCCGCTGCGACCAGCTCACGTTCGACTTGCGGCTCTTGCTCTTCGCACACGTAGTACCAACCGCGCGACCCGGTCGACTCGCGCTTGCGCACCCACCCGAGCGACTTCAGCGCCTTGCCGATGCGACGCTGCTCCGCCAGCGTCCACTTCGACGTATCCAGCTTCAGGATGTCCGCGAGGATCTCTTCCATCGTCGTGCGCGACACGAATTCCAGGGCCTTGGCGATCTTGTCCTCGTACACATCGCCCTCATACCGCTCCGCCTGCTCGATCTCGAACAGCGGGCGCTCATGCTCTTCTACGTGCCACACGACGCCCGATCGATACAGGTGCACGGCTTCCGCCCAGAGCTGTTCGCGAACGGCCACAATCCCGTCGATGTCAACCAGCCCGCCGACACGCAGCGGCCAGTAACGCCGATTGCCCGATTCGTCCTTCAGGTACGTGTCGAAGTTGACCGAGCCAGCGAACACGCACTGACGCGGAACGTCGGTCGCCCGCTTGCCGTAGAAGTTGCGGAACCGGTCGACGGCCGTCGCGAAGAAGCTCTTCACTGCCGATGAGTCGGCCTTGTTCAACGAGTCCAGCTCGGCCAGCTCGATCACCCACTTGCCGGCCAGCACCGCGTACGTGTCCTTGTTGCCGATCTGGATCGGCGTGTCGGTGAACCACGGTGCACCGGCCAGTACCTTCAGCGCCGTCGATTTGCGATGCCCCTGCTTGCCTTCGAGGATCAGGACGTTGTCGACCTTGCAGCCCGGCTCCATCACGCGCGCGACGGCGGCAATCATCCATTTCATGAACGCGAGCTGCACATACTCGCTGTCGGCTACGCGTAGGTATGTCGACGGCATCGATCGCACACGCGGCACGCCGTCCCATTTCAGCCCTTCGAGGTATTCGCGTACTTCATGGAAGTGGGTCGCGTCGGCCACCAGCAGGACCGCGTTCATCACGATATCGGTACGCACCGAGAGGCCGTATCGCTGCGACAACCACAGCGCGCAGCGCTGATCGTCCATGTCGGTCCACTCGCCCTTCACGCCTTGCAGGAACGGCGGCGCTTTGCGCTTCATCACACGACCGCCGAAGTCGTCCTGCTCGATGACGCCCCGCCATGCCTTGTGATTCGACAGGATCATGTGCACGTTGCCGAGGGTCGGCAACAGCGTGCCCTTGTCCGACCGCGCGAGATCCTGTTCCCACGTGTGCGCGCCGTTCTCCGCTTCGCGACCGTCCCACTCCAACTGTTTCGCGGCAGCGGCGGTCGCGGCGGGTTTCGTTTGCGCGACGTCCGCGGCCGACACGGCCATCACCGCCGGACGGATGTCTTCATTCGCTGGCGCGATGACGCGCAGGATTGCCGCCTGAATCTGCGCCTCCACGGCTTCGAAGCCCTCTTCGACATGCAGGTCATTGAAATCGGTCAGCTTGCGCTCGCCGCGATTGGCGAAGGCTGGATAGACGACGGTGACATCGTCGACCGTCGCTGCCGCCTCGTACGCGCGCTTCAGGCCCGTGTTCTCGAAGCGCTTACGGCGCAGCGGCATCACGTCGTTACCGTAGCTCACCTCGACGTACGGCACGCCGTGGTCGTCAAGACGGCGTGAGGCGGCGACCATATACCATGTGTTCTTTGCCTCGACCCGCACCGGGTCGGCACCGAACACCAACTGGCCACCGAAAGCGAATTCGTCGGCGAGCCAGTCGCGCATGCGCTGCTCGATCTTCCAGTCGTCGTCGGCGCAGACCAGCACATGCACATCCGGATACGTCGCACGCAGGTAGCGCACGGCCGGGAGGATGCCGCCCGCATCGAAACAGATATTGACCGCGAACGCATCATCGATCGCCATGCGGATCGCGCGCGCGGTCGCGTAGCCTTCGGCGACCAGCACGACCTGGTCGTCCGCGCCGACCTCACCGAGCACGTACGATGCGCCCTTCTTCTCCATGCCCTTGTTGAAGCGCTTTGCACCGTCCGGCGTGATCTTCTGCAGGCCGACGAGACGTGCGCCGTCGCCGTCGCCGTACTGATACATCGGCACAAAGATCGTGCCGTCCGCATCGAAACGGACGCCTTCGGCCGTGATGTGTTTGCGGTCAAGATAGGCGGACTTGCCATCCTCTGCCGCACGGTTCCACTGATCCCGCGCGCGATTCGCGGCGAGCTTCGCCTGACGCGCATCACGTTCGGCCTGCTCACGGTCAGCGGCTTCCTGTCGGCGACGCGTCTCCGCGAGCACTTCCTCACTCATCGGTGCGCCGCTCCACTCGAATCGCTCGGTGCCCGGATCGTCGCCTGAGAAATGGCCGAACGTACCGCCATAGCCGATTACCGCGCCCTTGCTTATGACCTCCCGAAGCTGATACCAGTATTTCTTGCGCGGCCCATATCGATGATGTTTGCCGTCCGCGACCGGATGACCGGCAGGCAGGTCGGGATGCCCCGCCGCGCACAATTGCTGAATGATCTGGTCCAGTGTCGCCATACGATAATTCCCTCGATCAAAGTTGCTTTGGCCGCATGTCGCGGCCAGATCACGATGCGATGAGCCACGCCGATATTCGACGCGGCTCCCTGTTAGTTCGCACGCCGAGCAGCACCCAACTCGACGAGACGACGGTCGCGTTCGACCTTGTGAGAAAAGCTTCGCCATACGGCGCGACCCGCCGCATAGCACTGCCGTCCGCTCGGCGAGCGGCTGTACTGCGATGCGCCGCGTCGCAATGCACTACTGATTCCGTTCACGTTCACATGTGTCTCCGGTTACTTGCCGCGCAGTCGACGCCATTCCGCCGACATGAGATCGTCGAACGCGGCAAGGTCCAGCGCGCAGAGACGATCGGTAAGCTGATCGCGGAACGCGTGACGTTCCGTCTTGGTTGCGAGCGCGGCGCATGCGCGCGCGGCTCGCTCAACGAACAGGCGCACGTGCGCCGCTTCGTTCGCTTCCGCAAGAAGCGGAGCAAGCCGATCGGGGAACGTAGCGACTAGATCAGATAGCAAGCGCCCCGCATCGGCGGGCGCATGCCCGAATCGGGATGCGAGTGTCGTTCGGGCACACGCCGATTGCTGCTCGGGCGAGCAGCACAGGCCGACCTGTTCGCGTGCGGGCCGGCAGCACCCCATGCCGCGCTTAAATCGCTCCATGACGACGACGGCGACGCGCGGCGAGGTTGCGAGCAGCATGAATCAAGCGCTGGAACAGCCGCTGCCCCTTGCGCCCCGTCGCGATGATCTGCTCGGCCCGGCTGTCATCGATGCGCTGCTCCTCAAGCACGCGCGTCACATCGTCCGCAACGCGGCCTACGTGAGCCTGAAGGTGCAAAGCGGTCTTGACGAGATGCACGTCGACGCCCGGCTCGTTCTCGTCATCGGCGGCATGCTCATCGACGTACTCGGCAACCAGCCCGAAACGCGCATTCAACGCATGCAGCGCATCGAGCGCGTGCGTCTTTGCCTCGGTCTTTTCTTGCATCCATTCGATCAGCAGCTCGAACATTTCCATCGACAAGCGACTGTCTCCTACACCACGCAGGCGCAGGCGAAGCGATTCCGGCGTGATGTTCTTGCCGCGCCGGACCGTGAGGTGATTCGCCGCGTCGGCGACACCGCCCGGCGTGTTGCGAACAGACGTATAGAGCACGTCCAGCCATTCGGTACTGTCGTATCGGCAGGTCATATCGGTACTTTGGGAATGCGCCGCTTTCATGCTGTCGCGGCGGGTACGCATTGCTTACGATTCAGCAAGCGGCTGCTGTGACGGGGACCGGCTCATCGCGCCCGACGCTCTGGCGAGATGCTTCGGCCCTGACGAAATAGTCGTGAAGTGCCTGCACGTTCGATACGCGCGGGTCGGTAACTCTGGATAGGGCGATCTTGGTCAGCGTGTCGTACGGCACGCCCGCGTCTTGCGCGATGCGCCGCCATTTGCCCTTGTTCTTATGCAGTTGTTCGATTACGAACTCCAACCAAGTGCTCACACGCTGACTCATATCGTTCCCCAATTAGGTGCAGGATCGATTTTAAGTCTTATTTGGCTATTTTTCAATCGGCCGACAGCCCGGGAAAAGTAACGAATGTCTAGCCATATTTGGCAACATCAAGGTATGAACAAGACACCCGCCCGCGAAATCCTCGCGCTCAAGCTGAGGCAACTGATGGACACTCACCCGACGCTCAACACGCAGGGGAGACTCGCTGCGCGCGCAGGACTGGCGCAGCGAACGGTTGGGCGCATGCGGAACAATGAAGCCGATCCGCAACTCGGCCACGTTGAGGCTGTCGCTGACGCACTCGGCGTGCCTCTTGTCAGCTTGATTTCCGACGATTCAGCGAGCGGGGATGGACTTCAATACGACGCAACGGCCGTCGCGCAACTGTCCAGGGACGACCGGAAAAAGATCGAGTCGTACATTGAATTCGTCCTGAGCACGAGCGGCGCGCCCCGCACGGGGGGCCAAGAGGCAGTGAATATCTCGGAAACGATGCCGGCGTCGAAGGCACAAACCGCATCGGTTCGACGAGCAGCTCAACGACCATTATCAGACAAAACGTTGAGCATCAATGAAGACCAAAGTCACGCCACCGAGGGAAAGCGCGGGCATCGCTAACCTGTCCGCCTTTCGTGCACTCAAGTTTCAGTCGCCGTCAAACACACCTCCTCCAGAACCCCGCCGCGATCGGGAGGCCGCCGTTCGAAATGCCCTACTGGGCGAACTATCCTCGCGCAGCTCCCCTGTTATCGCATACGCCGCCGTGCTCATGTCTGAGAACGGCGACATCACTTTGTCAGCCGCAGGAATTGAACCGGAGTTCGCCCCGGCGATCCAGTCCGGTTTGACCCGCATCCATGACCGAATCGACGAGCGAACCCGTCGTCGTCGCCGAAGCAATCAGGCCGGGTTCACACAAATCATCCCGCTCATCTCGGCCGCGATTCTTGCGGCAACGTATATCAACGTAGTGCCGTGGATGGATGTTGCGCTTTCCGTTGCCGGCCAACTGTTGGCCGGCGTTGCCGTTATGCGACGCGATCGGACCCACGCCCGGACCCAAGACAAATATGACGAGCCTGACACGTCACCCCGCCTAACATTCCGCCACGATAAGTCATATTAGGCTTGACCACACAAGCCATTAAAGACTAATCTCCGGGTTGCGCAATGTCGCGCAGACCCGGAGATCCACCATGAAAACGACTGATCAGCACGCGGACGCTCGCCACGACTGGCTCCGCGACGAACAAACGCCCCGCGTCACGCCGTCCGAACCTGCCCGCCAAAGCAACTTTGAGAAGTCACCGATCTTTCGCTGGACCCTCGTCGCGGCCCTGCTGTTCATTGTCGTCAACGTGTTCCAAGACGGCCAGATCGACGAGCCGCCGACCGCCTACCGAGTCACCGCCTAAACCGCCCCGACCCAGCCGGGGCAAGTGGCCCCGGCGTCATGGAGACCTGCCATGCCGCGAATCAAAGTCAAAGCCAAGCCTCTTTTCGACGTCGAGCGTCGCGACACTCTGTCCCTGCGAACCGTCGTTCGTTACGACCGGAACGCAAAGCGCCCGACAACGCCGATTCTCGTCGGCAAGTACGTCGTCGCTCGACGCCCCCTTCCCGACAGCCTGCACACGCTTTACATGATCCTCGACGGGGCCGAGATCGCCGGTACGCAGATCTCCTATCCGAGCGAAGGCGACTGCGCCACCGCCATCAAGCGCCTGCGCGATGCGAAACGCGCAGCAAGCGTCGCAGCATCCGATGCAATCGCCAAGGCGAAGAAGCCGCGTAAGCCGCGCGCATTCACGATCCGGGAGGCTGCATGACGCCAGCACCGGCACATACCGCACAGCCGCTCAATCCGTTTGTGGACCTGACGGCCGGCCAGCGCGCAGACCTAACCATTCGCATCCTCGACGTGTTCCGCCGTCTGACGCGCGCGATGACGTCCGACGAGGTCTGCAGGACGCACTTCCCGGATATGGCGAGCGTCGCGGCACAGCACATCGACAAGCTCGCTCGCGGCGGACTGCTTCGTCGCCAGCCGCGTCCTCACGATCTGCGCTTCGTGTACTGGCTGGCCGGATCTGACGCTGCCCCGCCGCTTCCGATCCCGTGCAAGCAAGCGGACGGCACGTACGCCAGCGCCCCCGACGACACGTTCAAGCCCCGACGGGCGGCTTACGCGGCAGTCACCGCCGGCTCGATGCACACTCGGCCCGCGTTTCATCCGATCGTCACACGCAACCAAGGGAGCCACGTCGCCGTCTCGTTCCCGCACCTGTACCCGCTCGAGGTCACGGCCGACTCGCTTCAGGATTCCGCCGCTCAGGCATTGCGCTATCTGCGCCTGTTCCGTCAAAGCATCGACCTCGAAGTCGCTCGCCTCGAACTGCTCGTTCAACGCCGGAGGACCGCATGATGGACGACCGCACACAACAGCTCGACCTGACCGCGCCGATCCCGACCGGCAACACAAAGGCCGCAGCGGCCGCTGCGGGCGCAACGTCAGCGGACCTGTGGATGGTCCCCTATGGTCAGCTTCACTACGACCCATCCGACAATGTCCGACCGGTCGATCCTGAATGGGTAACGCACCTCACCGCCCTCATCATGGAGAACGGCTACGACAAGGGTTCGCCGCTCCATTGCTACGCGCGAAAGGTCGACGGGAAGGATCTGCTGTACGTGTACAAGGGGCAACACCGCTACCTTGCGGCCGGCAAGGCAATCGAAGCCGGCAAGGACATCGGCAAGATCCCTGTCGTCGTCCGTGACGCCAAGACCGTCAACCGTGCTGACATGGTGATCGACGGCTACCTCAGCAACGACAGCAAGCGTTCGTCGCCCCTTGATTTGGCTGTGGCCGTCGCCGAGCTGCGCGACATTCACGGCATGACCCTCGCAGAGATCTGCAAGCGGCTGAACGTCACGGACCAAACGATTCGCGATGTTGGCCTGCTCGAACGCGCACCGGCCGAACTGCACCAGCTCGTACGCGACGGCACCATCGCCGGCACACTGGCGATCGAACAGATCCGCCAGCATGGCGGAGACAAGGCACTCGAACGCATCGTCGTCGGGATCTCTAAAGCTGCGGAAGCCGGCAAACAGAAGGTCACGAAGAAGTACCTCGAAGCGACGCCCCCGATCGATGCTCTGCCGGAACAAGCACCGCCGTCCACGCATGCATCGCCGACGGCCACCGGCCACACTGCGACACCTTCCCCCGCAACGACGGCAGCAGATGCCCCGTCCGCGGCACAGGCGCCAGCACAGGCACTTACCGGCCCTACTACCGCCGCGCCTTCCAAGATCAACGAGAAGCAGTCAAAGCAACTTTTGCAGGCATTGCAGGCGGTATTGCACGACGAAGGTTTCGGCAAGCTGGCACCCGCGACGATCGACTCCGTTCACACCGCGCTGATGCCGCTCACTGACCTACTCGACACCCGGCCCGCCGCGAAATCTTGGCCTGTCACGGTGCCGGACGAGAACGGCTGCTGCCAGCCGGTCGAGACGCTGCGCGGCCCTGAGCGAACTGATCGGATCAAGGGGCCGCTCGCCCACATTCGCATCGCACAACCGACTCTCGGAGCTTGGATTTACGCGATCGAATACAACACTGGCACCAGCTTCGCGAGTGATCCATTGAAGGTGTCTCCGCAGACGCGCGCAGTCTGGACACGCGTTCAGGCCATTCGCTCGGGCGCTGCGCGCCTCGTCGACACGATCAAGTCGCCAGTTCACGGTCGGACGAAGTCGGAGCAAGCCGCGCTCAAGCGGATACTCGCATGGGCAGAGGAGATCATCGGCATGCCGGACCCCGACATGACCGCCGAATTCTCAGCAGCCACAGCCAAAGGGCAACGTCCGGACCTGACGGACGTGTTGACGGCCATCGAGGACAAGCGGCGGATCACGTCGAACCGCGCGTTGCTCAATTCGGCATTCCCGACGCAGAAGGCGAAGCCCGGTCTCGACCCTGCGTCCGCATGGCCGTTCCCGATAGGAGTCGCAAATTGACCTCGCGCCCGGCCCTTTCTACCCCACGTCCGCTGCCGCGAAAGCGGGAACACGCGAAAAAGCGCCCGGCTATCGCGCTGGCGAGCGTCAACGGCACTTCGATGCAAGCGGACTGCGGCGCGCTGACGCCCGCAAAAGCGATCCAGAAAAACGAAGCGCCGCTCGCGCGGCGCAAACCTATCCAGACGGACGAAGCCTCGGCGGATGCCCGCCGAGGCAGGCTCGCGCGACTCGACACCCTTCGCATCGAGATTCGCTCGCTGATCACCGACATCTCGCATGCAGCCGACGTCGAGTTGCTCGACCTGATGGCTGACGAGGTCGGCTCGTTCGCTCGCCACAAGGCGGCACAGGATGCGCGCACTTGGGCTGCGACCGCCGCGATCACGCTTGAAACGGGGCTCATGCAACTCGCCCGCGCAACCCAGCCCGTCATCGAATAATAACGAGGAACAGTGAATTGAACGCCACAACCGAACGACTGTTGCGACTGCCGACCGTTCTCGACATGGTCGGCTTGGGCAAGACGACGATCTACGACATGATGAAGGAAGGTAGTTTCCCGAGACCACGACGAGTTCGCAATCTCTCACTATGGGCAGAGACAGAAGTACAAGCATGGATTCGTTCCATCACATCACGCGAAACGTCCACCGCCCAATAACATGTCTAAGTCCAGACCTGATCCTCCCAGCCAGCATCTGATCAGGTCTGAAATTACTGCGACATGACCCTATCAATGACCGTGATCGACCCACAGCGGACGAAGGAAACCTCGCTAGCAGCCGGCTGTTACCGAACAATCAGAGCCATTCGCTTTCGCAAGTCAAGGAGGCCCCTAACTTCGGGCACGTACGATAAGGCTTGGCCTTGCCAGCGTCATCAGTTCGACGATTGCATCGTTAGAAAAATTCATCGCTCTACGGTGCACAGCCTTCGTTAATCCATCGTTGAAATAGGGCTATCCACTCGTCTGGCCACGGCCCGGTTGCGTCAGCGGGCATCGATTTGTCTTGCAGGCGACCATAAATATCTTGCGCGTTTTGCTTGACATCAGCGAGGTTGCTCAAATCGAAATATCCAGACATACAGTTAATTTGCTGGGCTGTAAAGAGCGGGCGGATATGCAGCTGGTAGCTTGCAGGTCTGTTAGCCATTTCACTCGCTCCGTTTAGGTTATTGCGACCTAGTCATGATTGTCCAGATTCGATGAAGCGAAAGCGTTCCGTTCTTAAAATTTGGATCATTAATGTCAGTTGGCGTGGCATCAAAGCCATTTTTATCACTTGTCGACATGTCAGTCGGATTGAAGCTAGCAACGACACCTGGCCCGTATGCTGCGCGGGCATGACAGGCCATGCATTGCGACCTAGTGCCGCCCTTTTGGAAAAGTTCGAGCCACGGATTAAAGGCTATAGGGGCCTTGCCGGTTGCGCCTTTTGGATTATTTATATTGAATGATACATCCATAACGTAATTCCTCCATACACCCTTAACGTTCGACGGCATATCGCTCGCAAGCTCGCCGATGCCGGGTTTGTCCGTCCACCAATATGTCAACCAGACCCATGGATCGAATTCCCTAGTGGCAATATGCATTGCGGTCAATAAAAGAAAATCGCCGCCTTGCAAATTTCGCCCAAGAACCGCTTGCGCCGCCTTCTGAATTCGAAAATCGGCATTCGCCACAGCGGCATCCAAAGTTGAGAGTCTTATCGCATAAAAACGATCGATTGGAACTGTTTTTGGATTTTCATATTCGAACCCAGAGAACTGAACAGTGGCAGGAGGTGTCAGTCCGCCTATGGGATCAACCAGAACAATTCTCTTCCACGTTGTGGGTGGATTAGGAGCATCTCCGGGAAATCGCGGATCAGAGTCCCAAACTGGTAGCGGAGTAAGCTTACTAGGATCGACCGGCCACCAAGCGAATTTCAGGGATATGCCTCTTATGGGCGGGTCTACCAGCTTTTTGAGGGCGACGTTTTGATCAATGTTCTGATCTAGTGTTTTTTTGCTGTAGTATTTGTTGTCCCGGATGTAGTCATACATTTCTTGGTTGAATGCAACATGTGAGAATGCTACAGGTTCAGTATTGTCACCAGAATCATCCTGAGGGGCGTTGAAGGGCGAAATATTAGATGGGTTAATGTCAAATCGCGGAGATGGTGTTATTCCCTTGGAACTAAGAACTCCACGCAAGCTCGAATTTAGCGTCATTAGGAGTTGCGTGGGAAGGGAAATTCTGAAAGAGGGCTTGCGGGTCGAGCACTGAACTTTACCGTCCGCAGCATCAAAGGCTTCTTCTACCGTATACCAGGTTTCGAAAACCGGCGGAGAGCTGGGCGATTGTCCCGAAGGCTGTGTTATTCCAGCGAACAGATTCCATCCATGCTTTCTCTGTGCTGCCACGTCAATTACGCCGGGTACGTTCAAAGTAGCGGTATGTATTCCGCCACTTATCCGGTAGAGATCTTCACTATTGGCGGGCCAATCAAAACCTGACGGAATATCGATTGCACATTTCCCTTGTAAGTTTGACTGGATCTCGGCTGTTGAAAGTATCCTTGGATGGATCTGCCGTTTTTCAGAGTGCGCTGATGAAACCGCCACACTTAAAATCAGTGAGGTGAATGCATAACACAACTTGGCGAAGGTGATCTTCATTTGCACGATTTACTCCTTTTTTTGCGTTATTTGGCAAAATCGGCTGTAATTTAGTCGCGCTGCTCTTGAAGCTATTCGCAAGCATACTCTCAACATAGTCCGTCAGTGCCGCTCTTCCCTTTGAACGAATAGACTTAGGTTAGATGATGGAAGAGACGAATTCTAGGCATGCGTTTACCGACACCCACTGCGACACCCCTCATACATTCGAGCCGCGCAAGACATGAACCGTCGTTTAATGGGATGACTAACATTCGCGTTGCAGGTATATCGTTCTCGCGTCTGTCGCTAGATAAGCACCGTTAGCACAATGGACCGTATGTCTGACGGCCGCCATCGGGGCCTACCCGTCCGCCCAATGTCCATCTTTCCATGCCTGCGAGCGACGGCTCCTGGCCGGTAGCTGTCGCTCGCCATCGGCAACAACCGGCCGGATGGTGACGAATCCAGTCTAACGGCTCAACATCCATGGTCGCGCTGCGGCCAGTCGATCCAGCACATGAAAAAGGGGGTATTAGAGTGGGTATCAAACACCCACTTCGCCAACCAATTCGTTACAAATCAGCATCTTATGATCACAAATGCCAATGTAACTTCCACATGACAATATGTCGAATCACTTCTTTGCTCCTGTTCGTGATGCTCCGCCGCACTGGCCGAGCCCTCTGCTGGCCGGGCATGCCCGGCGCGCCATCGTTCGCCTTCGGTCGCGATGATTCGCGATCGGACGGGAAAAAGCGCGTATCGAATCGGGTGGCCGACCGAATGTGCGGCGACGATACCCGCTTTTCCCCCTCCTGCTTGCCGACGTCAGCGCCCGGCAAGCGAAGGCAGGCACCAAGCCTACCAAACTTACCGGCTTCGATGGGTTGTATCTGGAAGGTGGCCGTTCTGGGCCATGCGCGGGCCAGCGATGTCACGCACCCGAAAAACCGACAGGTGTCGCGCCGCGTGAATCACCAGGGATGGGCATGCATCTCCACCGCGAACCGGGCCGCGATGGAGACGCTGGACTGGAACGTACTCGCGGCTTCAGGCCATCAATGCGCGACAACCCGATTGCGCCCTTCCCGCTTCGCCTGGTACAGCCGTTCGTCGACCGCGCGCAGCAGCGCGTCGACCGTGCCGCCGTCGATCCCGTATTGCGCGACGCCGACGCTGACCGTCACCTGCACCCGCTTGAAATCGAGCCCGAACGGCGCGCTCGCGATCGCCGAGCGCACGCGCTCGGCCGTCATCCGCGCGCCCTCGAGCGGCATCTCCGGCAGCAGCGCCATGAATTCCTCGCCGCCGACCCGCGCGAGCCCGCCCGCCGGCCGGATCGCCTCGAGGCATTGCCGCACGACGCCGCGCAGCACCTCGTCGCCGATCTGGTGCCCGTATGCGTCGTTGATGTTCTTGAAATTGTCGAGGTCGAGCGCGAGCAGGCAGAACGGCGTGCCGTCGCGTTCCGCGCGCTGGATCTCGCGTTCGACCAGCGCGATGAACTGGCGCCGGTTCGACGCGCCCGTCAGCGGGTCGGTCGCGGCCAGATATTCGAGCTTCTGGTTGGTGCGCCGCAGTTCCTGCAGCGCGCTTTCGGTGCGCGCCATCGACTCCGACAGCCGGCTCATCAGGTCCTCCTGGCTGTAGATCGCCGAGAACGAGCGCGTGGTCTGCAGCGCCTGCACGACGCCATAGCTGAGCAGGAAGAAACCGCCCGCGAAGATCGCGTGCGCGAGCCACCACATGTGATTCCACGGCTTGCCGAGAATGAACGCGAGCGACGACAGCGCGAACGCGGTGATCGACATCCCGTAGATCAGCATCAGCGGCGAGCGGATGCGCCGCGCGAGCAGCACGCCGACGTTCAGCAGCGAAAACACGAGTGCGCCGCCTTCCATCGTGAGGCGCGTGCCGAGCGCGCCGGCCACCGGCGAATACGCGATGTACGCAACGGCGACGTCGACCACCAGGAAAAACACGATCCACGGCAGCCACGTGCGCGCGCTCGTGCGCCGGTCGGCGCGATCGGACGGCTGCGAATACGACATCAGGCCGATCAGCAGCAGGATCGACATCACGAGCCGCGATGCCGGCCCATACAGCAGGAACAGCCAGATATTGTGATGCGCCATGCCGGTGAACATCCCGTGCAGCGCATAGATCATCGCGAAGCCGAGAAAGCCGAGCGTCAGCCAGCGCAGCAGCGGCTCGCCGGACGAGCGGTAGCAGACCCACGTCACATAGGTGACGAACGCGCCCTCGAGCGTCGCCGCGGCAATCGCGAGTTCATGGAATACGTGGCTCTCGTAGGTCAGGCGAGGATCGCCGAAGAACCACAGGTACGCAATGAGATACGCAGGCAACAGCGCAAACCCGACCATCAGGCACTTCGCGTAGATCTTCGCGACGGCGCTGACGGCGCGCGGCGGCTCGCCCGCAGAGAAAGTCGTGCTCAATTCGGCCCCCGATCGATCCGCTGCATTGTTCGAATGCGGAAGACGCCGGATCACGACACGCCGCCCGCTCCAGACTGCTTCAGACTTCGGGTCATGCACCGCGGTGGTCGGCTTGACGCGCGACGCGCGATCCGGCCCGCACTGCCGAAAGGCAAATGTCAGAGCTTAGTATAGGTTGGGCGATTCGTTTGACAAGTAAGGGGAAACGGCATCGCCACAATGGCACGAATTGAATCGTATACGGAATGGATCGCGAAGGCGGCCTTGCGATTCGCAATGAAGGCCGCCGCCGCCGCGCAATACTCAGAGGATTTCGAACAAGCCGGCCGCCCCCTGCCCGCCGCCGATGCACATCGTCACGACCGCGTATTTCACGCCGCGCCGCTTGCCCTCGATCAGCGCATGGCCGGTCAGGCGCGCGCCCGACACGCCATACGGGTGGCCGACCGCGATCGCCCCCCCGTTGACGTTGAGGCGGTCTTCGGGAATGCCGAGCGTGTCGCGGCAATACAGCACCTGCACCGCGAACGCCTCGTTGAGTTCCCACAGGCCGATGTCCTCGACCTTCAGCCCTGCCCGCTTCAGCAGCTTCGGCACCGCGAACACCGGGCCGACGCCCATCTCGTCCGGCTCGCAGCCGGCGACCGCGAAGCCGCGGAACACGCCGAGCGGCTGCAGGCCCTCCTTCTGCGCGGCATCGGCGCTCATCACCACGCACGCGGACGCGCCGTCGGAGAACTGGCTCGCGGTGCCCGCGGTGATCACGCCGCCCGGCACGGCCGAACGGATCTTCGACACGCCGTCGAGCGTCGTGTCCGGCCGAATGCCTTCGTCGGCCGACACCGTCACCTCCTTCGTGAACAGCCGCCCGGTCGCCTTGTCGGCGATGCCCGCGCGCACGGTGATCGGCACGATCTCCGCGTCGAAGCGCCCGGCCGCCTGCGCGGCGGCCGCCCGCAGCTGCGACTGCACGCCGTATTCGTCCTGGCGCGCCTTCGAGATCCCGTAGCGCTTCGCGACGTTCTCGGCGGTCTGCAGCATGTTCCAGTAGATCTCCGGCTTGTGTTCGAGCAGCCAGCCCTCAGCCAGCATGTGCCGGTTCATCTCGTTCTGCACGCACGAGATCGATTCGACGCCGCCCGCCACGTACACGTCGCCTTCGCCCGCGATGATCCGCTGCGCGGCGAGCGCGATCGTCTGCAGTCCGGACGAGCAGAAGCGGTTCACCGTCATGCCCGGCACGCTCACCGGCAGCCCCGCGCGCAGCGCGATCTGGCGCGCGATGTTGCCGCCGGTCGCGCCTTCCGGGTTCGCACAGCCCATGATCACGTCCTCGACGCGCGCCGGGTCGAGCTTCGCGCGCTCGAGCGCGGCGGCCACCACGTGGCCGCCGAGCGTCGCACCGTGCGTCATGTTGAAGGCGCCGCGCCACGATTTCGCCAGCGGCGTGCGTGCGGTCGATACGATTACGGCTTCGGTCAT